CACAGGATAAATTTCCAAATTGCTGGTATCCAACCATAGATCGCCGTAGACTAATGGTGTGGCATCGCTTTGTTGTATAGGTGCTGTAACTGACACAATAGGACCTGCTGGGTCTGTAACTGTTAGGTTGTAACCGCGCACATCATTGTTGAGTGTCTGATAGCCAACCCAAGAAGTACCATTGTTAATCATAATGTCAGCTTGGTTTGTGGCTGAATAATACCAGTATGTACCGCTGGCAGGATCTTGGTCTGGTGCTAAAGCACTGGCTGTGTAGTCAAGTGCTACCCAGTTTGACAAGATCAATCCTGCATCTTCACCAGCCAACCGAACACCTTCTACCGAAGTATTGATACCAGCATCAGCAATAGGAGTACCTGTTGTGTCTTTTACTACAATAACTCCACCGCGGCTTTGTGTAAACACAATGGCACCAGCAGCATTGACGCTGGCACTGACGTTGGCCACGTTGGCAGCCGAAACGGCAGCAACAAAGTCAGCAGCAGTACCTGTACCACCAATAGTAACTGTGACAGCTGTGGTCAATACTGTGCTACCAGCTGTGCTGGTTTGGATTGTAAACTGCTCGCCGTTTGTAAACGAAGGAGTAGTGTCGTCACCGGTGATAATGGTTGCATCTTGTGTGAGACGCTCAAACACCTTGAGAGTAAATGTGTTGTTCCATCCGCTGGCGCCGTTGTCTTCTGGGCTCACGTTGTACTGTGTGTACAAGGTTCCAGCAGTGATATTACGGCCACCACCTGCGGGATCTAGTCCAGCATTGGCACTTTGATCGTTCTGATAAACTGGAGCCAGTTTTGGAACAAATGTTGCCAAGTTTGTGCTGTATTCCTTGATACTGATGTTGGTTCCCAAGTTCACAGCATTTGTCTTGTTCCAAACAGATCCAATGGGTCTTGGTTGGTCGTCAGTGCTTCTCCAACGTGGAACTGTGTAGCTGGGGCTCTGCTGCAAGGCTGGACCATAGTATGTTTTAGCTGTGACACCTAGTGTGGTCAATAGGCCAGCTGTACTTGTTGGGTCAATGTTGATGATGCCACCGTCGCCTGACGAACCATCAGCTTCAGCTGTGCTGTCGCACTCTAGTTGGAAACGGTTGCTGCTGTCAGCACTGGCGTGAATACCAGTGATAGCAGCGTTGTTAATTTGTGTTACCAGTGCAGCCAGTGTTTGACCAGTTAAAGTAATGGTTGTACCGTTGATGATCAGGTTATTTCCGATTGTCAGTGCATTACCAGTCACACTTTCTGTACCCTGTACAGTGGCCCACGATAACTTCCACTCGTCTGAGCCCACTAGAACCCAGTCGTTAGTGAAGTTTTTAAAATACACTGGATTGCTGCTGTTGGTGGCTACTACAGCATAGCTGCCAATAGAACCTATACTGGCAGCAGGAATGCCGCCATCTAGATCAGCAGTGTCGGTGATCACAATTGGTGTGATCACACCAAATGTATTGGTGACTGAGTTCCACTGATTGATACCCCATTGTGTAACACTGGTATCTAACCAGTATGTACCGTTGTCAGGAGCACCTGTTGGGCGCACTAGGCTGGCTGTCAGCGCAGAAAGGTCAATGTTGGCACGTTGAATATAAGCACGGTTGCTGACACCCAACACTGAGTGTGCTGCCAACAAGCCGTATTCGTTCAGCTCGTATCCGTTGATTGGAGTACCATTACTGGTCTTGTAAAAGAATGGATTACCAAATTGGCTAGCTAAGTCGCGCTGGCTAGTGATTAAATATACTTTGCCAGCGTTTGCTGCCAAAGTACCTGGTGCAACAGTTGCGCCTGTACCGGAAATCTTGTCCTGAGCAGTAGCAAGCAGAATGTAGGGTACAGAGTTAGTGGCTGCAGGAAGATAGCTCGACTCGTCGATAACTGTGACTTCTACGCCGGGAGAGATTAGTGCCATGGTGATTCCTTATTAAATTGGATACTGATATTTATTCAATACAGTAAAAACTCCGTGGTTACGACTGCCTTAATTAAGGTCTAATCAATAAATAGTCGTATGAGACCGCTATGCAAGGTTTGCAATAAAAATCCCGCTGCCATAAATGGATATCACCGCGAAAAGCTGTACTATCGCAGCCGGTGTAATGTATGCATTAGGCAGGACAAAAGAATCAAGCCGGCTCGACCAAGATGGCTCACAGCCGGCTATAAGAAAAAACCCACATGTGATAGATGTGGGTTTCGGGCCAGGCATCACTCTCAGTTGACAGTGTATCACGTGGACGGGGATTTAAATAACTGTGAAACACGCAACTTGAAAACTGTGTGTCTAAACTGTATTGCTGAAGTTGTTCGCTTGGAACTGCCTTGGCGTGCTGGCGATATTACTCCTGATTTTTGACAATCTCATCAACCTGGGCATACAGCTGATCCATGGTTCCATTGTTGTCTAATACATGGTCAAAATCAGTTCCTACCCAGGCAGTTTCGCTGGCATGTACCTTGAATGTGTCTAGCACAGATCGGTTACTGGCCCATGACAAGTTCAGTGTAGGTCCACGATTTACCACTTCAGCAGCATGAAACCATTCAGGATCTGGGCCTCGGCAAGTGCGCACAATACGGCCGCCGGCTGTGCGAATGCTGGCAATTTCGTTGGGGAATCGGCAATCACTTAGAACCACATTGTCGCGACTGTTGCGTATTTTATTTTCAATACTGGCAATCCAAATATCGTCGTGGAATCCACGGCGCATTACTTCTGTGCCCCAGTACTGTAGGACCCAACGTGGGGTGATTTCTTGGCCCAAGCGTTGACTCCACCACTCGTCCCGTTGTTCGCGCCATTCCCTAGACGCTGTGGTACGCCCTTCCAACAAGGTGCGATCCCATCCAAACACAGCAGCTACAGCATCCTTTAAGGTACCAGCAAAGCTTTCACGTCTAAAACCGTGTACGTTTACCAGGTAGTCTGCCACAGTGTCTTTGCCTGAACCAATCAGGCCGCAAATTCCAATAATCATGATAGTTCCGTTACGTTCAAATGTTTAAGTGTTGCTTGTACAATAGCAATCTGCTTGCGGCAATCTTCTAATGAATGGTGTGTTGTTGGTGGGTTGGGGCGACCGGGCCATAAGCTACAGATTGACCTGCTGTCACGCACAGCATAAAATTGCCAAGGAATAGGTTTTCCGTAGCTTTTATATGCATGTTCCAGGATGTTCATGTCGTAAGTGGGGCCTTGGGCCCAGACACGTTTGCTATGCCAAATCAATCGTCCCAGCTCGTCTAATGCTTGGTCTAACGGGATACGGCCATCCTCGTTAAACGCCTCATCTCTCGCAGCAGCAGGCTGAGTAGCCCACCAATCTATTGTGCTTTGTTGTATGCTGCGATTCTCTTGGCTTTCAAGTGTGACACGGGCGTAGTAGAGCTGCTCGTAATAGCCTGAGCCCAAGGGATCAAAGCTTTGAGCTGCGATTGTGAGAATAGTAGTGTCTGGGCCAGTGCCTAAGCCCTCAAGGTCGATCATCAAGTCTGCCATAAAGTTATTATAGCAAGAACTTGATGCTGTGTCTAGCTGTTGTTAGCCAATTACCAAGGTTAAGGGCTGTGATCCATCTACATACAACTTTAGGTCTTCCAGGCATTTGTCCATTATAGCCTGGCCCTCGCTTTTCATAGCAGCACCATTGAGGCTTCCACCTCCTTGTGGACCAGCGATACTTGAGTACTTTTCACGGGCTTCGCCGATGATGTACTTGCTGGCACCTACCATATAATCGCGGATCCATTGGCTAATTTGATAGTCGCTTAGGAGCACGATCTCAGGACGCAGGTTATAGGTCCAAAGTAGGACAGTTTCGCCGGACCCTCTGGGGTCACGAATTAGCTGTAGCTTCTTGGTCACAGGATTCCAAGTGTAGTTGATGTAGCCGCCGAACATACGTGCTGCCAGCTCAACATACTGCTGATAAAAATCGTATGTGGCTAACCCACCACTTGCTTGGTTAAAGTTTAGGAGATACACGTTCAGGGTAGCAGCACCAAATGGATCAAAACTCTGGCCGCCGGTACCAGTGACGCCAATGGTACGACGGAAAATTTGACGTACCTGTGTGACTTCTTGTGGTAGTGTGTACTCGTTTACGTTGTCCAACAACTGCATGAAGCTGTAGCTTTCTTCGTAGGCATTTTGAGCACGTTGGCGATAAACACCAAGGGTGCGCTGATATGCTGCTTCAAAGTGCGACGGGTCCATTTCAATGTCAATGATACCGCTGGCCAGCTGTAGCTGTACATATTCAATCAGTTGTTTTTTAAGTGGGTCTAGCGTTTGGTCTGCCATATTGGGGCTCCTTGCCCCAATATTTAGTACGTTTTAAGAATGATCAAGTTATCATTGCCACGTCCGTTGAACCGGACTTCTGTGGCTTTGATTTCTTTGAACGCTTTACGGGCAGCCGGTTTACCTACACTGATAATGCTTTTGATCTGTTCTGCTGGTTTGCGTAGGGTTTTTTGCACAGTGGCAGCAGGATCAAATCCCACAATAGCCGATCCTTTCACAGTGAATGTGCCCAAGTGTGTGTCTGCTACCACGTGTATTAACTTGCGTTTGGCCGAATCGTACAACCAAGCTTCTGATGCGCCTACCAGTTTAGTAGCAGATTCAGATTTCAGCTCGAGCTCTGCAAACTCTCGTGCGTACTTGAATCTAGCTACTACTTTTTCCGGAGGCACAGCCTTTTTGGCACGTGGTTTCTTTTCAGATTTTTTAATCTGTACATAACTGCCGCAGTCGGCAATCACTTGTTCAGCAAACTTGATAAAGTTGCGAACTTGTAGCTTGCCGTAATGAGCGTAGCCTTCCACTAGATCAGCATCCTTTCCGGCTGCCACTGCCTGTAGTTCTTCCAGCCGGCGTTCCCATACTTGTTTGACTGTACCGATCAGCTGTGGTGCCACGTTAAGACTGCGCAACAGGCTGATGGGTTTGTAATCAGCTGACATCCGGCCACCTGCGCGGATCATTTCGTCATACATACCTTCCAGCTCGCCCGCAGCTTCTGACATTTTTTCTCGTAGTCGATCCTGAATATTGGGACGGATTTGAGCTACTTCTGCCACTTCAACCACTTCTTTAACTGACTTTCCGGCAGCAATGTAATCTGCAATAGTAGCATTGATGGTTGCTACTTCTGCGTCTGTAAGTGCTAGTCCCAACAGATTGGCACGGCACACCCAGCCAATACCGATCTTGTGTACAGCAGCCTCAGGTATACGATTGAATTCCTTTGCTTCTTGAGTACGATCGTTGCGAGCAAGCCAATCCACAATGCAATCTTTGGCTTCTTTTTTACCGTAGTGATAGTTGTACCAGTTAAACATACGAGTCATGGCACTGGTGCGATCACCATCAGCAGGCTGCTCTTTCCACTGCGGTTCTGGACCATACCCAGCATCTTGCGACCTAGGTGTCATACTCTTTAACGGCTTGTGTACAGTTCGAGTGGCGGGTTTTTTTGCAGTTGTGTTCATAGCGATCCCTGAGGGTTTTTAATTTATATAGCATTATAGCAGCGTTTCGGTTAGTGGTCAACCGTTAAAAATTACTGCTAAATAGTAGAAACGGAGAAATAAAATTCCACGCCTGAGTATGTATCGTCCCAATAAGACGAATGATTATCGCTTCTTTGATCGTACCATCAGTGAGCAATTTACTGTGGGCGGACTCGACATATATATCCACAAATACCTGGGTCCAAAAACAGTGGAAAACGATCCCACAACCACAGGCATAAACGGCGATGCAACACAGCCAAACTATCAGGTCAACGATCCCTTGTTTGTGCAGGACTTGCTGTTGGGCGAAATACGCGATCGGGCATACGACCCTGACATTTACGTCATGCGCGGTGTTTATCGTCAGCAGGACATTGACTTTGACCTAACACAGTTTGGTTTGTTTTTGAACAACGATACCCTGTTTATCACATTCCACTACAACGACATGATAGACACATTCCAACGTAAGATGATGGTTGGAGATGTGTTGGAGTTTCCCAACTTGAAAGATTGGAATCCTTTGGACAAGACAAAGCCGCCCTTGCCGCGCTTTTATGTCATACAAGATGCCAACTTTGCGTCCGAAGGATTTAGCCAAACTTGGTTACCGCACTTGTGGCGTGTAAAAGCCACACCCTTGGTAATGAGCCAAGAATACGAAGACATCACTAATCAGATACCAGGTACTCCCAACATATGGGATCCAGGCAACTATTATCCTCCTGGTTCGGTTGTGATCGACGGCGACAACTATTACACAGCATTACAGCCTGTGCCACCTGGTACACCCATCGGCGATCCTGCTTATTGGCAGCCCACTGATCCAGCCAACCTCGGCGATACTGCTGGCACACAAAACAAAGACTATCTTGTAAACGATGCCATTATACAACAAGCCGAAGCTGAAGTTCCCCTATCAGGATACGATACAGTAAAGTTTTACATATTCCCCACCAACCCTGATGGGACTCCGGCTGCGGCCACCAGTGTCACCATTGACAATAATTTAGTCAATGCCAGCCAAGCAGATCCCTTGAGCAGCGATGCCGCTGTCACGCCTAGAGGTGATGGCTACACAGTGGGCTACTTGACCGGCGACGGCATTGCACCCAATGGCTTACCAGTTACACCTGGTGTGAACTTTCCTGCTGTGGCCTACGAAGGCGACTATTGCTTGCGTTTAGATTATTTTCCAAATCGCCTGTTTAGATACAACGGACGTACCTGGATCAAGATTGAAGAATCTGTACGCACCAACTTGACCAATGGCTCCAGCAACAATACTTTACGGTCAGGCTTTGTGAACAATACATACACTGTGCCCACAACAGATCAAGGTAACATACCAAGTCGTCAGAGTCTAAGCGAGATTTTAGAGCCCAAGGCCGACAACGGTAATCAAGGCGGCAGTAAGCCAGCCAATCCTTACCCTGGCACACAACCCGGACAGAGGTCAAGCTAATGCAGCAATTTTTTTACGACGAGCAAATACGCCGTTTCTTACTACAGTTTACCAGAATCTTCAGTAACTTTCAAGTGGAATACGGACCAGCCAACAGCGATCAAGCATCCTTGGTACGTGTGCCTGTTCGCTACGGCGATTGGACTAGACTGGGGCAAACTGTACAACAGGACAACTCGGCCAGCGCCTTGCCATCCACACCCTTGATAACTTTTTACATCACCAGCATGGATTACGATCGGCCACGCATGCAGGATCCTTACTTTGTGAGCAATGTACAGGTGCGCCAACGCTACTTTGACGAAGCCACCAACACTTACGAAACTACACAGGGCAATGCTTTTACCATCGAACGCTTGATGCCGGTGCCTTACAAGATGGGCCTGACAGTGGATTTTTGGACCAGCAACACCAATCAAAAGTTCCAGATCTTTGAACAGATTGCCACCTTGTTTAACCCCAGTTTGGAAATACAAAGCACTGACAGCTTTTTGGATTGGACCAGTTTGAGTACTGTGGATTTAGATCAAGTGACTTGGACCGACAGAACCATACCGCAAGGCACAGAAAATCCCATTGACATCATGAGTATGCGATTCTCAATACCCATTTGGATTTCGTCACCGGCCAAGGTCAAGAAGTTGGGCGTGATCGAAAAGATCATTGCGTCTGTGTACGACGCACAAGGCGATGCTGTAGAAGCCATTACCAACAACGACTTACTGTTGGGTACAAGACAAAAGTTTACTCCTTTCATGTACAAGACCCTGTTGATTGGCAACAAGCTACAGGTGTTGAAGAACTCGACCACATTAGACCAACCCAACTCGTCTACTGAGTTACCAGATACACCGCCCAGCAACGAATTTTGGTCAGCAGTGATCGGCATGTATGGTGCGTTTAGATCCGGTATTACACAGATCAGATTGGACAATCAATGGGGCACAGATGATCAAGTGATTGGTACGGTCAGCTATGATCCCACAGACGATCGTTTCTTGTTGTTTGATGTCGATCCCGACACTGTTCCACAAAATACTCTAGACCCAGTTGATGCTGTTATTGATCCTTTGCTGAGTGGACCCGGAGCAGGATTGCCGACAGCTGCGGCGGGCCAACGCTATTTGATCTTGAACGCCATCGGTGATGATCAGAATCCACAACCAGCCGAGGCTTGGGGACCACTGGTTGCCGCGGCCAATGACGTTATCGAATACGACGGCACATTTTGGAACGTGGCATTTGGCAGCACAACCAATACCGCCAACATACAGTACATGACCAATGTGACCACAGGCCTGCAGTACTTGTGGACTGGCTCTGCTTGGGTCAAAAGCTATGAAGGAATCTACCCTGCC